TACCTTCACTGAGTGAAAAGACGAATAATGTACCGTTAAAAATTTTCAAAAATATCTTCGATGAAATGAATCTAAAGATGGAATTTACCATCGCGAAAAAGTTGGAAGGTTTTGGGGTTCCCAAGATGTACCTCTACAAATCGTGTGATGGTAAGGACATTCTCTACTCCGAGTACGTGAATGGTAAAGAGTTGGGTGAGTGGATGTGGAACAAACCTACACTCAGTGCGATCAAATCAGTCATGACACAGGTAATATATAACCTCTACCGTATTCAACAGAAGTATCCAGGGTTCCGTCATCACGATATCCACATTGGAAACATTTTGGTGCGTCCAGTGCCCACAAAGGATATGAAAATCAAATTGAGTAACAAGACATTCACAATTTCGAATGCAGGTTTTGAAGCTGTCATAATTGATTTTGGGTTTGCTGTATTCCCAAGAATTAAGAACCCCCTCATAAACGCCAATCAATACAAGAACATTGGTATCTCCCGGAAATCTGACAAACACTACGATTTACACGCATTCTTAAATTCCATACACGCCATGGTTCGACAACCACGGACCACGACGGAACGTATAGTGAAAACGTTTGTGCAGTCTCTTTTACCAGACAAGTATCTTGTAAATAATTCGAATGTTGTAAAGAACTATAGACTGAGAGGTAACAAGACGGTCAAAATCAACTTCGAGGATGTATTATCGAGACCATTCTTCACGGGTGAGAAGACGGTTATTTCCATCCCCAAACCTAAAAATCCAGTGGTCCCCATAGTTCCCACGAAGAAGATTCAATCTCCCGTCAATAAGAAAGCGGCCATGGCTCGCGCTGTGGCAATGATGAAAGTTACACCAAAAAAACGGAAACCTATCGTTCGTCGAAAATAATAGTGTACAATACTATAAAACAATGCTCGCGTTCCTCATTCTCGCGATTATCAACGTCACCATTCTCATGAGAATTGGACAGACCAAGAAGTCTTCTCCTACAGTGGGTGGTTGGACTGTTTACGGGACCATGGGATGTGGTTGGACTCGTAAGCAATTGGAACACATGAAAAAAGCTGGTAAGACTCACACCTTTGTCGATTGCGACAAGGAGGGGTGCGAAGGCATGGATGCCTACCCCACCCTCGTGAGCCCAGAAGGTGAGAAGACTGTTGGATACAAGGAGGTTTAAATACCACGAACAACCTGGAGACTGATAGCGAGGATGAAAGCATCCATGAGACTGTTAATTGGTTTGAGCACGGTGATGTGCTTCACCAGGGATCGGTTCCACACGAGGCGGAGGAGGAACGTGCTGATAAGAACGACGAGCACGAACGTGAGGAACTCAGTGAGTGCGTCAGACTTGGTTTGGGCCTTGGTAACTTCCTGAATCATTTATTAGATGTAAATATTTTTTTCTTGTGAGACTGTATATGAAAGGACCACCCCCGAGTGGTTCCGAAAGTAAATTCACCAACAGGAGGTGGGGAACGACGACTGGTATTGGTAACAATAACTGTTATGCATATGCTGTAGGTGACTATGAGGCATATAGGTGGCAAAAATCAATCCCCGGGGATCGGTCGGGACTTTCTAACGGGAGTCACAACTATACACATTGTACGGGTCTTCCCAATCGCGTCGTCTCCGATAATCCCAAAAAGGTCTATAGAGCCAAAGCGGATGAAAAGTGTAAAAAGGGGTACTATAAAGTCATGATGTTTGTCTCGCCTGGGAGACCTACAAACTATATTCGCCAAGGTGATTTCCATTTTTACAAACAACATAGCGTGATCGAGTATAAGATCAAACAAGGTGACACTATCGTCGCCGTGGCAAAATTTTTTAATGTTCCCGAGTCACGGATCAAAAGAGCTGGTACATTCAAACTCGGTAAGCGTATCGTATTTAGGGCGAACGTATTCAGTCACAAGCGTGGGTGGGCGACTGGGCCACTTCTGACTGATGCGAAGGGTAAGGCAATCATTGATCCTCGTAAAGCTTCCAGGGACTATCCAGGTCTAAACTACGAGAAGTATTGTAGTTCATTCTGTGTCAAGAACACTGGGATCAAAGTCGGTAAGACTCATCCCAAGGTCCGCAAGAATACTCTCTAGATCGGGCTGACTTTCAACATCGAAGTTGATATCGAATAGATCCATCACGTTAAAAATAGATTCCTCATTCAAGGACACAGAGTTCGCAGCTGCTGTGTAATTGTTCTGAATCGTCACAACAATCTTAAATTGCGAAGTATCGATTATTTTTCTACATGTGGGGCACGTGTGCTTACCTTTGTGTTTCCATTCCTGTAGACAGTGGGAATGAAACATATGCCCACACCTGGTCGGAGGATTTGTCCTCGTCGACCTGACTTCATTGAGACATATGGCACATGTCGACATTCTATAGGAAGGTTTTAAAGTTTTTTTCGTGATTTCTCTCAGTTAATAGATATCGGGCATCTTGAGGAGAGGAACATTGCAGTTGTTGCAGTTCGCCTTACCTTGCTGCTCCTGTATCTTGGACACGACTTGGGGTCCCTGTTTTTGGAGAAGCTGGCGGTACGAATAGTTATCCTCGAAGGAAATGTTGTTCTGTTTCATCACGTAATTGTTTAAGAGCTGTGCTGAAGAGTTGATGGTGAAGCACCGACCGTCGGCCATACCAAGTCGCTGAGACATTTTGTTAATATTACATCAGAAATTAATTCGTCTATTGGTAATCGTTTTCATCCACGATTCAACCCCTCTCTCTCGGAGCCTTGTGATAAAAGGTTCGCACTTGTACCCCAAATAAATGTCAAATACATCCGTCTCCTCCGTTGGGGAAACTCTGATTTGAGGATTCTCATTAATGTGCTGGTTGATGATATTGTAGCCAAATGCAATCTCCTTGAGTGTCTCAGCTCCCGTGATAATGATCTTCCCAGTACTGAAAATACTACACGTGATCTCTTTCATCTCGTGTGCTGGTTTGAATTTGATCTTGACTGCGGAGTATCTGTCTGGTTCAAACGAAACCTTGAAAATATCAGAGTACTCCTCAAACCAGTTAGAAACTTGCATGAGATTTACATTGTAATTGAGACTGAAATTAGAATTGATCATGACAACCCTGAAAGAGTCTGTGGGAAGTTTGATATCGAGTTCCAAAAAATTCTTAAAAATCTGAACAAGCTGTGTGATGATTCGCTTACAGTCAAAGAGATCGCAACACCCGGCAACTTGAATGCTTCCATTGGGAAACACTTTCACCGATTTGGTACTGTATGTGTCATGGTACGTGAGTGTCACCTGATTGTAGAATGTTGTGGGTTTCAGTTTCCATTCGAATCCATCTGTATTTGTACCCTCTCTACGCATTTTATACGACCCGACACGTTCAAACGCTTCCCGAAGTCTTTTAATATCAATCTGTTGGATAAAGCTGGACACCATAGTGATCGTTGTAATTTTTATCCATGAAGGTCTCGTTTCATCCGGTAAGGCTTTTCGTATGTCATCAAGTGTTAAGAGATACGAAAAACTGTTATTGGCAACAGATGAATACATTTTTGGACATACTTTTTACATTATGGGTGGCACACTTAGGTGTTTAAAGACAATAGCAACCTTTAATACAAACATGACATCATTTATAAAATCAGTTAAATATGTTCATGATGTAGAGTCTGATTTGTCGTATGTCGAAATAGTATACGATCAATATAAAAGGGGGGAGGGGTATGAAACATTTACAGACTACATGAACACCGAACCACTGGCAGACTGGGTAACACTGGAGTCCAAGAAACAGTCAATTCCATACGAAAAGTTTCTCGATACGATGGTGAAGAAAACTGTCGAAGTTCGTCAGCGCCTTATTGAACTCGCACTCGATACCATTTTATCATACGAACGATCCGAGAAGACGTACATGCGGATCGCACATGCCGTGAAAATCATAGACCCAACATTCCAACCACCCCGTGTTAATATGGGGAGTGCTTGGCAGATGGAATTCATTAAAAATTTATGCAAAGAGTACTTACCTGATGCTGTACAGGAATGTACAAACAAGTCTAGACTTGAATATATGTTCAACGTCTTGCGTATAATAGACCTAGAATAATCGCGACGATGAGTGCCAGTATCCACGCGTATGGAATAGTCACACGCTTGTTTGAAATACCCACGACTACTGGTTTAAATTGTCGAGTGAATCCATAGTCAATGTTACGTTGGGGGCGCACCTTCTTCTTAATGAGACAGGGCCTGGTTTCATCAGCACAGAGACCCGTGCTACAGAATACACTCTTTTTCGTGGGTGGCAGCCCAGTAGTCTCCTTAACCTCCACAAAATCCTCAAAATTACCCGTCTGTCGCACACCTCCTGGAAGGGAGAAGTCGCGCGTGACAAATGGGTTTACCTTGTTAATAGAATCGTCGTCGTTGAGCATAAATGTACTCATCGCTGTTACTACTAATTTAGATTATATTTTTTGTCCTTCATTTTGAACCGATGTTCAACCCACATTTTATCCAGATCAATATTCAACATGTGTGCGAGTTGGAAAAGATAACTGAATACATCACCCATTTCCATCATCACATCAGTACCCCGCTCCTTCTTGAGGTTGGTCTTCTTGAATGTTTTCTTGTACTGCCTGATCGCGGATGCCAACTCCCCAAATTCTTCCGTGAGTAAGAGCCATACGGTATCTACCTCGGCTCGATCCCACCCCTTCATTCTACACACTTTCTCGGTTTCATCTTTGTAATAGTTTAGACTCATGACTTATTATTCTTTGGGTTCCTATCTTTAATTGATACCAATTTTGTTGTTGAAGTCAATCTTCTTGCCAACGGTACTGGTATTAACTGGCTGATCCAGGGGGACGCTTATACTGTCTATGTCACGGTTATAGGCGATATATTGCGATACACCGGTTTGGATTTGTGACAGGGCGGTGGATATGACCCGCACATTTATCGCCTTGACCTGTTCATTCACTTGGCTGTAGTGATCGCCCGAGTTGTTGATGAACACCATTCGCATGATACCATACAAATCATCCCCATTTTGATAATCAATGGCAATGCCCGTCTTATCCTTGAATGCCTGTCGAATACCGCGCTGGAGAAGATTTTTATTGAAATCCGAAAAGAAAAGTGTATTCAGTGGGGTCCTACACTCCTGGATACTATCAAGGTGGAGGTTATCGCACATTTAATATACTCGCCGAAAAAAATTATATGTAAATAGTAAATGGTGAACTTCGCTGACTTTAATGAAGTCTATGCCAGCAAGCCCCCGACTTTCGAAGAAATTCCGTGCAAAGCCCCAGCCTGCTTCGTTGGCTCTTACCCTCCCGTGGCCAAGGCTGGTGAGATGGGCCCATTCTTCGTGAACACCTATCTCCTCCAACCTAACCGAAAGTTTGAAACTTTTGGAACCGTCGCGGTTCGAAGTGGTGACCTCGAATGTAAGAAGTAAGTTAAAAATAAAAGTGGAACTTTAGATATATGAGGGTCATTAAACGCTCAGGTCGTATTGAGGATATGAAATTTGACAATGTCACCAATAGGATCAAGAATTTAACGTATGGACTCTCTGAAAAATGCGACTCTTCAAAGGTTGCGCAGCAGGTATTTTCTTCAATGTATGATAACATTACCGCACAGGAGATCGATACCCTCTCCGCTGAAATTTGTGTTGGTATGATCACTTCCGAGCCAGATTATGAGGTTCTCGCCACCCGTATTATCGCGAGTAACATCCATAAAGTGTGCCCCAATAATTTCCATCTCGCCATGAAGAAGCTTCAGAAAGCTGGTGTCGTCACAGATGAAGTTGTCGAAGTTGCCCAGCAAGTGAAGGATGATATCAAGAGTGACCGAGACTTCGATTTTGGATACTTCGGTATCAAGACTCTCGAGAAAGGGTATCTTCAGCGCGCCGAAGGAAAATTGATCGAGACACCACAGTACCTATTCATGCGTGTCTCCATCGGTATTCACGGAAAGGATATTCCCTCTGTACTTGACACGTACGATAAGATGTCTCGTGGTTTATTCATCCATGCCACACCGACCCTTTTCAATGCGGGAACGCCTCGACCCCAAATGTCGTCCTGCTTTCTCATCGCGAACAAGGGAGACTCCATCGACGGTATCTACGAAACCCTAACCGAATGTGCGCAAATTAGTAAATGGGCTGGGGGTATCGGGATGCACATTCATGATATCCGAGGGAACAAGTCACGTATTCGGGGAACCAACGGTCAATCGGATGGTATCATTCCGATGCTTCGAGTGTTCAACGCCACAGCGCGTTACGTGAATCAGGCTGGTCGCCGCAAGGGTTCAATCGCGGTGTATGTGGAACCATGGCACGCCGATATCATGGACTTCCTTGAACTTCGCCTCAACCAGGGTGACGAGGAAGCGCGTTGTCGTGACCTCTTCTCTGCCATGTGGATTCCCGATCTGTTTATGAAACGGGTCGAAGAGGGGGGCAACTGGTCACTCTTCTGTCCGGACACAGCGAAGGGTCTCTCCGATTGCTACGGTGAAGCTTTTGAGGCTCTCTACACAAAGTATGAGGAAGAAGGTCTCGCCAGTTCGACCGTTCCCGCCGCTAATGTATGGAAGGCAATTCTTAGGTCTCAAACGGAGACTGGAACTCCATACATGCTTTACAAAGATGCGTGTAATTCAAAGAGTAACCAGAAGAACCTGGGTGTGATCAAAAGTTCCAATTTGTGTGTCGCACCCGAGACTAAGATTCTCACCAGTGAAGGACAACAGACTATTTCAGAACTCAAGGATCAAGAAGTCCAAGTCTGGAACGGCGAAGAGTTTTCAAAAGTCACCGTTCATCAGACAGGCGAGAACCAGAAACTTCTCACGGTCAATACGAGTAAAGGTCTCTCGGTTCGATGCACCCCTTACCACAAGTTCTGGGTCGTCGGACACGATACACCCATCGAAGCGCAACATCTCGAAAAAGATATGAAAATTATTAAACACTCTCTCCCCGTAATCAAGTCAAACGATAAAAAAATGAAATATACATACACCCACGGCCTCTTTTGTGCCGATGGAACGACCTCCTCGTCGGGTGACCCAACGAGATGTTCTTATACGGCGAAAGAAGATGGTCTCTGTATGCGTCACCAGTTGAACGAAAAAGAATATGAAAATGATGGTACGTGTCAAGCCAATTCTCACTCTGAACAAAAATGGCTCGATCTCTATCACGAGAAGAAGAGTCTCATAAAGTTCACTGATTATGATTATGCTTCTACAAATGATGTGTGTAAGAGAATTCGTCTTCGTCTTCCAAAAGATATCGACGATAAATATGTCGTACCGATGAATTATTCACTCGAGACAAAACTCCAGTGGTTAGCTGGTTTCATGGATGGTGATGGATGTGCCCTGAAACACCAAGGGGGACGAGGTATTTCTATCCAGATTGGTTCTATTCACTACGATTTCATACGAGATGTTCTACTGATGCTTCAAACTATGGGTGTGAATTCTCGCATCAACGTGGGGCAACAGGAACGAGAAACTGATATGCCCGGTGGTCGATACAAGTGTAAAAAGCTCTGGCGACTTCTGATTCCCAGTGGTGGAGTTGAGCTTCTGAAGACTCTTGGTCTACAGACGAAGCGTCTGAACCTTACCACCGAACAACAACCAAACCGTCAAGCACTTCATTTTGAAAAGATCGTTTCCGTTGAAGACCTGGGAGACACCGCAGACACCTTCTGTTTCAATGAACCACTCAAACATCGTGGCGTGTTTAACGGTATTATCACTGGGAACTGCACAGAAATTTTGGAATTTACCGACAAGGATGAAACAGCCGTGTGTAACTTGGCCTCCCTCGCCCTCCCCAAATACGTAAACAAAGAAACCAAATCTTTCGAGTACGAGAAACTCCATGAGGTCACGAAAATAGTCGTCAAGAACCTGAATCGGGTCATAGACCGTAACTTTTACCCCGTAGAGACTGCCAGACGCTCGAACATGAGACATCGCCCCATCGGTCTCGGGGTCCAAGGTCTCGCCGACGTGTTTATTCTTTGCGGTCTCCCGTTCGACTGTGAAGCGTCTCGTCTCATGAACGCCCATATCTTCGAGACGATGTACCACGCCGCCCTCGAAGCTTCCTCAGAACTGGCGGAAGTTGAGGGTTCCTACGAAAGTTTTGAGGGGTCTCCGGCATCACAAGGTATCCTCCAACCTGATATGTGGGAAGGTGAAACCAAGTTTAGTGGTCGCTATGATTGGGACGCGATGCGTGAGCGCGTAAAGACCAAGGGACTTAGGAACAGTCTTCTCATGGCCCCCATGCCCACAGCCTCGACTGCCCAGATCTTAGGGAACAACGAGTGTTTCGAACCCTACACGACCAACATATACCTGAGGCGTACCCTCGCTGGTGAGTTTGTGGTTGTGAATAAACACTTGGTCGATGATCTCAAGAAAGTGGGTCTCTGGTCCAAGGAAATGAAAGATCTCATGGTGAAGGCTGGTGGGTCCATCCAAAACATCGTGGATATTCCAGAGGATATCAAGAAATTGTACAAGACTGTATGGGAAATTAGTCAGAAGTGTATCATCGATATGGCTGCGGATCGTGGTCGATTCATCGATCAGTCACAGTCTATGAATCTTTTCATCGAGAGTCCCACGATGTCTAAATTGTCCTCGATGCACATGTACGCATGGAAAGCGGGTCTCAAGACTGGAATGTATTACCTGAGATCGAAAGCTAAAGCTAGACCAATCCAATTCAGTCTGGAACCAGATTGTGTGGCGTGTTCGGCTTAAAGTTTAGACGAGTATAGTAGATACATGGACACCGCAATCGAAAACCTCCAAATCAATGAATTCAATAATCGTAAGATTGTCATCTGTACAAAACAGGGCACACCGTTACGTGTCCAACTTCCTCGTATGTATATGCCATTCGGTGTATCCGGCTTCACCCCCGAAGTTGGCGCTACCAAGTATAACGTCGATTTTGCCATAAAAGGGCATGACGAAGAGGAGAGTTACATGAAGGCATTTTATGATTCACTTCGAAAACTGGAGGACAAAATCATCGACGCCGTCGTCGAACAGAGTGAAGCTATTTTTGGATCCACTATGACAAAGGATGAACTCGTTCCAATGTTTAACTCGAACGTGAAAGAATCTCCCGGTCGCGAACCAAAGTTTCGTATTAAGGTCGATACAACCATGGATGATCAAATTAAGTCTCCCGTGTTCGATGGTGATAAAAACCCAAAAAAAGATGATGTGACTAACGGTCTCTACGCAAGAAATTCGGGACATGCTATTGTTGAACTCAACAGTGTGTATTTCTTGAACAGAAAGTTCGGGTGTACTTGGAAACTTCATCAGCTCGTAGTCTATGAGCCCCAGAATCTCAAGGGATTTCAATTTATGATTTAGAATTATTCAAAAGTAAAATACTATATATAGCCTGTGCCTCCTTTAGCAATTTACCCTGAACTCTGGTAAACTTCTTTGGATCCAAACCCAGTTTAATCTTAGCTACTTTCACAGACTCCTCCCACTTCGCAAGAGTCATCTTTACTTACTATCCTTGATTATTTTTTTGTACGTCTTGCTTCCCTTCTTAGGGACCAGGCAGAAGCTGTCCTTCTTAATAGCCTTCTCCTTCGCGACATCAATGAACGCCTGGAACTTGGGGTTCTTCTTGAGGGACTTCTTAGCCGCCTTGCTCGCCGCCTTGGAAATGATACGACCATCCTTCATCGTGAGATCCTTCTTGGCGAGACCACCGGAGGTCGCATCGGCGTTACCGTGGAAAACTTCTGCGCGGGAACCAATCATCTTTTATATTACACTTTGAAAATTTTCTTGATGTCCATAATAGAAATCTTAGCGCTCGTCCTGTTCACTGGGATTTGTTTTTCGATTCGTTCATCGTTGAGGACTTTGGAACACACGATCGATTTGTGTCCCTGGAGCGCGAGAATCTCCTCTTCAACACTCACAAAACGCGGACACTCCTTGTAGATGAGCTTTTTCACATAGACAGGTTTGGTCTGACCCGTTCGATGCGCCCTACCGATGGCTTGGAGTTCTGTCGCAGGATTCCATGAAGGTGCTGTAATATAGACACGAGTCGCCTCTTGGAGGTTCAGACCTTGACCACCACTCTTAATCTGAATGATGAATACGGCTCCCGGTGCAGCCTTCTTGAAACCCTCAATTTGTCCGACGCGTTCCTCCTTGGGGACCGAACCATCGATTCGAAACACTTGACCTTCCACATTCTTCTGGATATGGTTCATCTCACCCCTGAATTGACAGAAAATGAGAGATTTTTCGGAAGGATGAGACTTGACCATCTCGAAAAGAGTCTCCATCTTCCTCGAACGTCCCACCCATTGCTCTGGTTGCGTCTTGCTCTGCTTCGCGATACCATCGAGGTACATTTGGGGCCAAATCATCGCCTGACGCGCTCTCAAAAGACACTCCAAGATGACCATATTCTTCGCATTCATACTTTGAGCATGTCTAAACGCATCTCGGATCGTCTCCTGTGCCTCGAGAAATACAATCTCGTACAACTGCTTCTCATCTGGGTACATCTCCAACTCCACATTCTCAAAGTGGCATGGTGGCAGTCTCAAACGCTCACTAATTTGTGCGATATCATCCTTTGTTCTTCTGAGAATGTAGATGTCCTTGATTTTATTGGTCATACCCTGAACGACCACTTTGGAGAGACCCAAGAACGTACACAAAGACACAAAATCCTCCATCGAATTAAAGACTGGGGTACCAGTCACGATCCATTTGATTTCAGTCTGGAGGCGACACACACTCTTGAACAATTTGGACTTGTTGTTCCGAATCTCATGGGCTTCGTCGAGGATAACCCTGTCCCACTGTACCATATGGAGAGCTGTCTTCGTATCAACTTTTGCCCCTTTCACTGTGAGGAGTGTATATGGCGCGATCGTCACGTCGGCTTCTTTGATTCTCCTATCTGGACCATCAAAGATGTTGATCGTCAAGTTTGGCGCGAATCTGTTGATCTCTTCTGCCCACTGGGTGATGATGGACTTCGGAACGACGATGAGCGTCCGGGGTTTTGGGTTTCCGAGCATTGTCGCGATTAACTGGATCGTTTTTCCAAGACCGGGTTCGTCTGATAATATTGCTCCTTTTGGCCCCGATGTTTGTCCTTCCATCGTCAGCATCCATAACACCCCTTCGCGCTGATAAGGGGCAAATAGCCTACCATTGAGGGTGTCCTTTGCACGGTTATATTGTTCTTCAAT